TTGGGCTGATTGTCCAGCTAATGTTAATGCCGTTATATACCCAGATTTCATGCAAAGCCAAGTCCATACAGACATAAATGCACAACATGATGAAATAATTGCTTTGGTTAGTTCCCAAGCGTATCGTCCTCCTGGTGCTGGTCTGGAAGAGAAAGGTTTACTTATCAGTCCCCTTGCCGTGTTTTTGACAACCAATAATCCCTACCCATTGAATACGGGTGCTCAAGTCACCTCGAAGGGTGCATTCGCCCGTCGTGTTACACTGGTTCTTAATGTCACAAACACCCCAACCACCAATCTGATTGAGATCGTCCATAATGGCACTGGAAAGGAAATTCCCACTTTCTTTACTGTGCCACAATTGGTAGGTCTCCTAGATGCGCTGATTCATGACCGTCAACAATTTCACAAGTCTTTAACTTGTGCTAATATTGTTGCTGTTCCTTACGAATTACCCCCTTCAAATTCAGCCCATTTCACATTGTCGCGAGTTGGAGGCATAGTGCCTGATTACAATCCCCCCGCCCCAAAACAGAGTTTGGTGCGTATGCGTGCTAATAGCAATACTGCTTTTGACACCCCTGTGCATCTCCAATGCCGTTCTCGCGCTACCCCATCTTTCATTGTTGAACTGTGTGGCTATATCGCCGAACGTGTACGCGAAGTGTATCGCCGTTGTGTACGTGATCCAATTAATGAACGGCTTACAGCTGTCCAAATTGCTTCTCAAGATTTGATTTTAGCATTATCTGATGTATTTAATTTTAAAATGCAAGTTGTCCTTATCCGATTTTACAAGTTTATGCGTTTGTTAAGCGATACGTATGATTATATGAGTGCTAATGTTAAATACATTACTCCAACTCATATTGCTATTGTTACTGCGTTTGGTGTAACCCTGTTCACCGCCATCAAATTCATTAGTAAATCAAATATTTTCGTCCAATCCGCACCTGCCGCGCCTGTATGTAGTACTGGAGCGAAGAGTAATCTGCCCGTCCCTAAGCGCCCTATCGTCCTACGTACTGTTGTTGTGCAAGGGTCTGGCCCCACTGTTAACACAGACGGTATTTCCAAGAATATCGTATCTCTTGTCGTCAAGTATGAAGGTGGTGCAACTACTGGTGTTCATGGATTAGCCATCTGTGATCGCCGGTTTTTGTTCCCATCCCATGCCTTTGTTGTTGATGGTGCCATCCCTGATTCCACTATATTTGAGATAACGACTTATGTGTCCCGTACCCCACGTAGTTACCATTATACCAAAGCTGATGCTTCCTTTTTGTTAGCCGCTGGTGATATTCCTGATATGTTACTTGTGACCCTTAATGTTAATAATATGCCATTGCATGCCAACATCGTGAATGCCTTTGCCCCACAGGTGACCTATCTTCTTCGGTCCACCCCTGTCGCCATCGTTTTCCCTGATCGTCCTGACCTCGATGTTGGTAAAGCTGACATTATTACTAACATCACTTATAAATATGGAACTGTTGCCCATGTGATTTCAGTCCCACGTTGGTCGTCCGAGGGTAGTTGTGGTTTACCATACACTATCAACGGGACCATTGTTGGCATTCACTTCGCTGTCAGTGGAAGTCGTAGTTACGGAGCAATGTTAAGTCGTGAACATTTATCCGCTTTACTTGTTCCCGAAATATTACCCACCAAACATCCTGCATCTGATTTCCTCCCGGCACTTCCCGGGCCCCGCGTTAACTCCTTCAGTGGAGGTAGCGCCCTTGTACCTTCTCCTATAATGGAGGAGTTACAAGGAACCTGACTAGCCCCCACCAAAGTGCCGATCATGGCTACCAAACAACCCGACATTCTAGCCTCTGTTGCTGCTGCACGGTTACCCAGTGATATAACATCATCTGAGTATGCATTTGCAGAACAACAGTTTCGTCGAGTGTATGGCGTCCCTGATTGTGTGTTACCACCCATTCCTTTTGAACACTGTCCCCATTTAATCGATTTAACTAAAAGCTCCGGCATCCCCTTTAATTTAAAGGGGATGCCGACTAAACAATCAACCCTAACTGCAGAAGGAGGTTTTACCCCCCTTCTGCAAGAATCTTTAGATAACCTTGATAACTACCTTCATTGCGCCCCATATACGCGCGATTTATCTGCCCCACCGATCATCTATGACCGTGCGAAAGATGAGTTACGCCCTCCTGATAAACATGTGCGTCTCATAGGTGTTCTTCCTATGCACATGATGATCTACATGGTGTCTTACTTTTTCCATTTCCGCACCCATTTCTTGTCCAAACGTAATGTCTCACCCATCGTTGTTGGTATTAACCCCACCAGCTTAGATTGGAGTGACTTATGGTCTAAACACTCCTTTGACACACCACATACAACGTATGATGGTGACGTCAAAGGCCAGGAGTTTAGTACCACTGTTGAGGATATGGAGTCCTTCGCTCGTGTCGTTTGTGATTATATTTTACCACAACACCACGTTATTGCCACTGCAATCCTTATGTGTGTTGCTAATTCTTTTCACCTTGTTGGTGATGGTATCACCTGGTTCATTTACCAGATGTTGCGTGGCCATCCTTCTGGCCATTACCTCACCACTGAATTTAACAGTTACACTCTTTTTATCCGTTACGTGGTAGCCCTTCATAGGCTATCCTACACGCCTCCAATAACTATCCATCCCTATTCTTATGTTACTATTTATGGTGATGATAGTTTGTTAACACTTCTCGATTCCGCCAATATAACATTTCAACAAATTTGTCAAATGATGTTGCGAATGGGATTTATTATGGATTGCGCTGATAAACGTTACCGGGGGATGAATTACATCCCCCCTCGTGACACCCTCAGCCTCCTTAAGCGTTCCTTCACTTCTTCGTCTGGCACTTTGTATCCTCGCCTAGAACTCGCTTCTATATTTAATTCTATTTCCTATATGCAGAAGAAAGATCGTAATGGAAACAAGTTTGTTTCCCGTCTTATCTCTGCGCATCAGGAAGTTTCTTTGTATGATCGTGACATATATGATACTTTTATCGTCTTGGCAACGAAATCCCTCACCACCTTAGGCATTAATTTGTCTACCGGTGGTGAGATTTTCAGTTTTCCAACTTACGATATCGCCCATTCACGTGCAACTGATCGTTGCAACACTCCTTCCCAGTTTTTGTCCAATACAGAAACTGATTTCCTTATTTAATCAGCCGACACCAATGACAGTGAGATTCCGTCTCCTATCCAACCAAACCCTTCCACTAATATCACGTATCAAGATACGGGTGTTGAAACCCATGTTCTATTGCCTCCTACTATACCTTTACTCAAAGGGTTAGTAGCTGACAACAACTCCTCTCTTGCTACTGTTTTGTCCCGTCAATATCCCGTAGCCACGTTCCCTTGGTCCACCACTGACCCATTAGGAGCCTCTCTCGCCACCGTTAATTTTCCTGATGTTATCCTTACCAAGAACTTTATGCAGTCTAAAATTGCAAATTTTGCCCATTTTCGTGCCGGTGTTTCTATCACTGCCCGCATAAATGGTAATAAATTTTTATACGGTACCATCATGTTAAGTTGGGAACCTGCTACCGATTTGACCCCTTCCACCTCTTTGTTAGAAGGCGGACTTTATGGTATGTCAGGTAATCCTCATATTTTGATGAATATAAATGATGCGATCATGCCGACGCTCATCGCCCCTTTCCACTCTAATCAACCTATGATTGACCTTGAAACATATGCTTCAGGCGCTATTGGTACCCTCAATGCTCACGTTATGGTACCGTTAAATAGTGTCAGTTCTACAACCACGAATACTGTTCAAGTCACGCTTTATGCTAACTTCACAGACATCGTGTTGAGTACCCCTACTGGACTAACACTAATTTCCACCCCCACCCCATTTATTCGTTGAACTTAAACCTTTCTCCCCCTCCCCTTCCCACC